CACCAAGGAGGCAACAATGGCTAATACACACGACGAGAAGAAACAATATGTTAAGGAGTACATCCGCTCACTAGCAGCAATTGAAGAGTGCATCGAACCCTATCAGGAACAAAAGCGCGAGCTGCGCACTGAGTTCCGAGAGAATGGATGGCTCAATACAGACGAGATCCGAGCAGCAGTAAAGGCATACCGCCTTCACACTGGCACCGTCAACATCGACGATATTTTGGATAACCTTACAATCATTTCTGGGGACACCAATGATAGTTGAGTTTGCACGAACACGCTCAAACGCATTCGACCCACAGCGTGCCAATCCATCGGACGCTGGGTTGGATGTCTTTTACTCACCGGAGCAGGGCAAGCAAGCAATTGCTGTCGAGCCCGGTGACAGCAAGGTTATTCCGACCGGTCTAAGGTTTGGAGTACCGCACGGCTACATGCTAGAGGTGAAGAACCGTAGCTCAGTAGCAGCGAAGCGCTCTCTTATCGTTGGCGCCTGCGTCGTAGATTCGGGATACGATGGCGAGATTTTTGTCAACCTTCATAACATTGGCAAGGAAACTCAGTATGTTCGTGGCGGCGACAAGATTGCACAACTTGTAATGATTCCAGTTGTAAACTTTAGGGCAACCCAAAGCACCAGCGGCGACTTGTATCGTAGTCCGATCACGATTAGCGATAGGGGCGACGGGGCCCTGGGGAGCACTGATGCGTCCTGAACAAGAATACCGTAAGTTATACGAGCGAATGGCAGAAATCTGCGAAGAGCAAGGATGGGGAGACCCGTTTAGCTATGCTCGAAGCAAGGAGATTTATGCTGCAACGGTACTGGGACACCAAGTAGCCACTACTTTTTCTGGTGCAGACGCATTCAATCAGGCCAACGAACCTGTGGAGTACAAGTCTACGATTGCGAAAAACCCTAAAGGCGCATACACCGGTATTTCCGTACAGCCAAACTGGGAAGAACAAAAGAGATATTTGTTTGAAGAAAAGCTTGCAAAATACCCTGAACACTATTATAATAGATTTAATGCAGGGCGCCTTGCAGAGTCATGGGTGATGAGTGGGCAAAACGTCTATAACATCCTGACGCCAAAGCTAGAAGCAAAATACCCAGACGTCCTTACCAAGAAGGACCCACGTCTTAGCGCGAATATATCTTGGACAGAAATTAAAAAATACGGCAAACAAGTAATTTAAAAGGAGAACAGATGCCATTAATGATCGACAAACACGACGCGAACGAACAAAAGAAGTCTTTACACTTTGTTAAGCAGATATATCTAGAGACTAAGCTGGATGGCAATTTCCAGAGATATGGAGGCTTTAACACTGGCTCAGGCTGGAATCTAAAAAACGGTCTTTCGTTTTTAGAAAACTTAGTAATGGGTGCGACATACAACTGCATTATCATTATTGATGTTAGAGAAGCGCTACGCTATGCCCAAGAGAAGGACTGTGAAAACTCAATTGAATATTATCAAAATGTTCTCGACGAGGGTTATAAATATGTCAGCGTAGACGGTAACAATACAGCAAGTTTTGTAACAGCTTTTCTGGACTCTCGCGACGGTGTTGGGATTAAAATTAATGGCGCGAAGAAAAGAAAGTTGTTCAATAAGTTAAGCGAAGAGGACCAAGTTAACATTCAATATACTGAGAAAATTAATGTGGTGACGCTTCGGAAAATCTTAATTGGTGAGGCTTGCGATTTGTTTAGGAACGTCAATCAACAAACAAAGCTTAATCACCAAGAACACCGTCAAGCGCGCTGGAGTGAGCTTTCTAAGTTTGTCCGTGATATAGCCAATGGTGACAACCGCAAGATTTTTCTAAATTTTGTCTACAACAAAGAAACTGATCTTGACACACGCTCACATGAAGAGATGGTTGCTATGTTTGCTTTGAAAATCCATAAGAATTATGCCACACGGCTACAGTGCGCAGATCTGAATTCGTTTTATGAAGATAATGATTCACTGAAATTAGCGACGGAAACCAATATAAGTAACACACTACAAGAAGTGCGGAAGATGGCAGAACAAACAAATGAAGGCGCTCCTATCCAAAGAAAACTAACAAAAGGAACCCTTCACAACTTGTTTGATTTTGTTCTTATGGTCACCGAAGAGAAAGGGTTCTCAATTAAGAAATCAGCCGACTTATTTAGCTGGTTCTTGGAGGCGGATGCGATGTTTAGAGCTGAGGCGGGTAAGATTACCGAAGACAACCAGAAGGATGAATCATACAGCTACTGGACGAAATTCTGTTCAAAGAATTACCACTTTTATCAGAGAAATCTTGCTATGTTTGAAGCTATGTTCTTGAGAGACATTGAGAGCTTAGTATCAAAGGGCATTGTCAAGCCAAAAAGAAGCGCCGGCGATACTTTTACCTGGGAACAGAAACTTGAACTTTTTGTAAAGCAAGAAGCAATGTTGCGAACTGGGGACAAGATGAATATCCTTGATTTGTATCTCGGAAAGTACGAGGCAGATCACATGGTCTCTATTAACGATGGAGGTGAAACAACCATTGAGAATGGGGAGCTTATGACGATGATTGAAAACCGACAGAAGGGAGCCAACTCCAACGAGCCACATTTTGAGCACCAGCTATGATGATAGAACTCAAGCACCAAGAAGGTCTGCAGTTCTTGTCGGACATCTCCGACAACTCTGTAGATCTCATCTTGACGGATCCGCCTTATATCACTTCGCGTGATTCAGGTATGGACAAGTGGGTCGATCATATTGCCAAGCAGGACACATCTGGCTCTGTTAATGTAATGACTCAACAGGATTGGGATCAATATAAGACTGAAGAGCAGTGGAATCAGTGGTTTGAAAACTCAAACGTTGATGTATTAAAGCGCCCGAATGCTTTGAAGAAGATGAAAGCAGACTTTCTTAAGTATGGGAGCATCTATGGTAAAAAGTATGCTGTCAAAACAAACTACGGTGATTGGGATTCGCAGTTCACGATGGAGCAACTTGAGCTTTTCACTAAGCACTTCTATCGTATTCTTCGACCCGGTGGCACTTGCATTGTATTCTTTGACTTGTGGAAGATCACTAATCTTAAAGACATGCTTGAGACTGAGAAATTCAAACAGATCAGGCTCATCGAATGGCTTAAGACCAACCCACAACCAATCAACAGTAAAGTGAACTACCTTACAAACTGTAGAGAGATTGCATTGTTGGGCATTAAGAAGTCCAAGCCAACGTTCAACAGCAAATACGACAAGGGTGTTTACGAATACCCGCTACAGGGTGGCAAGTCTAGATTCCATCCGACACAAAAAAGCCTACCGCTATTCGAGGACTTGATTAAGAAGCACTCAAATGAGGGAGACTTAGTGCTGGACTGCTTTGCGGGATCAGCAACGACAGCAATCGCTGCAAAAAACACAAATCGTAACTTTATTGGTTGCGAGATGGATGAAACATATTATATTAAATCTATGGAGAGGATTAAAAATGGATAAACAAACACAAGTAGTAATGTTCTCGTCGAAGACGGGACAATGGGCAACACCACAGGACTTCTACAACAAACTTAACTGGCGCTTTGGCCCGTTTGATTTGGATCCCTGTGCAGACGCCGACAATGCAAAATGCACGAAGTTCTTTACCGAAGCTGATGATGGGCTTTCGCATAGCTGGGAGGGGCACACAAGCTTCATTAATCCTCCGTACGGCCGAGGTATCGAAAAGTGGATTAAGAAGGCTTACGAGGCCTCTCGCAACGATAACACAAAGGTAGTTATGCTGATCCCGGCTCGAACTGATACAAAGTACTGGCACCAATATGTTATGAGAGCCGACGAAGTACACTTTGTTAAGGGTCGTCTTAAGTTTGGAGACAGCACAAACTCAGCTCCATTCCCGTCAGCAGTTGTAGTTTTCGACGGCAGCAACCAGAGACAGATCTTTGGGGCTATGAATCGATGAACCGGAAGCAGCGAAGAGCCGTTAAAAAGCAAGTTGGAGCAGAAGCTTCAGAAAAGATGGCTAACCAAGTAGCACAGTTTGGCAAGATGCCGGAACTATGCGGAATATGTCAAAAAGAGTTTGACAAGAAGAATAAAGAAATGGTAGAATCATGGTCAGTAGTGGTCAAGCAAGATGTAGTAAGATTATTTTGCCCTGACTGTATGAACACCGCCAAGGAGGTACTAAATGGCAGTAACTAGAATTTCGCGCGATGCACTCGATAATGTATTGCGCGGCGACATCAAAGAAAATTCGACATTTGTGTTAAAGTTTTACTCTAACAATTGTCACCTTTGTCACAATCTAAGAGAATATTTTGTAGATGTTTCAAATAAGGAAGAGTATGAAGATTTGCACTTCTTTGCGTACAACATTGATGACTATCCTGAACTGGAAGAGAAACTAAGATTCAAAGGAGTCCCAACCATCTTTGTAGTGAACACACATATTTCAGACAGGCGTCCAAAGCTGCATCTTTTGCCCGAGCCAGACGCCCCAAACGACAAAACTTGGTACCGCGTGAGCGATATTTGTAACTTTTTGAACAGGGTGGCATTATGAAAAAATCACTATCATACGACGACGTACTCTTGGTTCCACAATACTCGGATATCCGCTCACGCTCTGAAGTGTCAACAGGGGTTGATCTCGGCAACGGACTTAAATTAAGGGTTCCAATTCTGGCGTCACCTATGGATACGATTTCGGAAGCTGCCATGGCATTGTCAGTTGGGCTTTATGGCGGTGCCGCAATCGTTCACCGTTACAACACTATCCAACAACAAGCTGATATTATCACTATGGCCAAGGGCCTTGCATTAGATGAACACAACACAGACATAGTAATCGGAGCTGCCATCGGAGTTACTGATGACTACATAAACCGCGCGGCTGTTATGAACGCTCTGGGGATTGATTTCTTGTGTGTTGATGTTGCTCACGGGCACCACATTTTGATGAAGGATGCAATTCATACACTTCGAAGTGCTTTTGGTGACAATTTGCATATTATGGCCGGCAACATAGCTACTTTAGAAGGTATAAACGATCTTGCTGATTGGGGTGCTGATTCTGTACGCTGCAACATTGGCGGTGGTTCAATTTGTTCAACAAGAATCGAAACCGGTCACGGTGTTGCTGGGTTTCAAACCGTTCTAGATTGCGCCAAGACAGACCGCGATGTAACAATCATCGCTGATGGCGGTATAAGAAACTCTGGAGATATGGTGAAGGCTCTTGCTGCGGGCGCCGACTGTATTATGTGCGGGTCAATGTTGTCGGGCACAGACGAAACACCTGGTAATGTTTTTGAAGAGTCCGATGGGACACGCTGGAAGACGTACCGAGGAATGGCTAGCAAGGAAGCGCAGATTAGTTGGAGAGGAAAGTACTCTTCTCATGAAGGGGTGTCTGCTCGTGTGCCGTATCGAGGCTCTGTGACAAAGATTTTGGAAAGCTTAGAAAGGGGCCTCCGCTCTGGATTATCCTACAGCGGCGCCCGTAGTATACCCGAACTGCACGCAAGTTCTGAATTTGTGACACAGACAAGTGCCGGATTGGGAGAGAGCAAGACACATATTCTCAATAGGGCTTGGTGAGATATGACCGAGGAAAACAATTACGGAAAGAACAACAAGAGAATCATCTTTACCGATACAGACCACCGGCATGCTCAACTGTCGCTCAAATTAAAGAACGATGGTATGACACAAGCTAAATTTTTTCGCTCCATAATTTCTGGATATTTGTCTGATGATGAAAGGATTAGAAGTTATGTGGTTGAGAACGGTAGCCTGTCGAAAGAGAAGAAACAAAGAAACACAAAAGCCCGCACCGAAGGTAGAACCTTGGCTCATAATTTAGGACTGTCAGAAGATCAAGTAGAAGATATTTTTGATTTGATTTCCGAGGAGCATCCAAATTTATGAAAGGCGACGGGTTATTACATTGCAGTCGAGAGTGCATCAAAAAGGAAAAGAGATGCGTTAAAATAGACTGTAAACACTTTATTGACTACAAAGATGAATATAACTGTAGTCTAATATCAATTAGCAGAAATGGTCGTATGACCTTAAGAGAAGTAGGCGATAGATTGAAGATTTCATTTGCCCGAGTTAAACAGATAGAGTCCGGTGCACTTAAGAAAATCAAAAACTCAGAGCTTTTTTCTTTTAAAGATATGGCCTAATGACAAAACCAACACTATTTATACTAGAATTTAATTTCATTAATTAAGGAGAGAAATTTAAATGTCACGTAAAACTTTACTTACTGAAGCTGAGGTGCGTCAGTTTCTTAAATTAGCAAACATTGGCCCAGTAGGTGATGCCAAGGTCGTAGAGATGTATCAAGCCCAGCGCGATGATGAAGAGATGGAAGAGGGCGGTATGCGTCCCGGTATGCGCGATGAGCCACCTGGCATGCGCGACGATGAGGATGAAGATCCTCCCGGAATGCGTGATATGCGCGAAGAAGACGATGAGATGGATGCCATGGATATGGGCGATGCAGCCGACGATATGGAAGATGCCGCCGACGATATGGAAGACGACGCTATGGATATGGATGCTGCTCCTGCCGCCGGCAAGATGGTCGCAGTTGAGGACTTTATGGGCGCCCTTGAGCGTGCACTTGAAGATGTTCTTGGTGACGAAGTAGACGTCGATATGGACGACGAAGAGGCCGGTGACGATATGGCTGACGACGCTATGGATATGGCCGATGACGCTATGGATATGGGCGGCGACGATGAAGAGCCTATGATGGAAGCTGACGACGAAGACGAGTCTTTGGATGAAGAGGCGATTGTCAACGAAGTTGCTCGACGCGTAGCTGCTCGACTTCAAGAGAAAAACCAAAAAGAAAATATGGTTGAAGAGCTTGCACAAAAGATTTTAAACAAAATTACTTCTAAGTAATTGACAAATCATAGATCTTACATTATAATTAAATAACCACTATCAGTGGTTATTTTTTTTGGAGAACCCATGGGGCCTTGGTGGCTTTACTTACTTGTGTTCATATTCGGACACTTCACTTGCAGAACATTTTATTTCTTTAGATCATCGAGAATTAGTTTGTCGCTGATCACGTACTCGCAGATAATTTATTTATCCTGTATGCGCAGGGCTGTCGAGCATTTAAATGCAATTAAGGCGAACATAGCCGATGACGACAGTGGCACTCACGATGAATTGCAACAAAAGATTGATGAACAGATAGCTATTTTAAAGAATAATTCAATAAATTATCTAATTAATATGCACCCTAAATTTTACAGAGAGAGTCTGGTGTTTGATGACTGGGATTCATCAGCTAACTTTCTCGATGAAAAAAAGGAAGAAGCATTTAACTTTTGGAAACACAACCATGATTGATAAAATAAAAAAGCTGGTCGATTCTTTAGCTAAGGATCAGGACAAGCAGGAAGTCCCCATCACCCTTTCACTGGAAGAGCAGGAAGAATTAGTAAACCAAATACTTGGTGGACAAAGTAAGGAGCCAGACCTCAGACTTATGGGCCTCTTCAGCGATGTGACTGACGAGAAGGTGGCGGAATTAGTACACGCCCTGTTATACCTTGATGAGCTTAACAGAGTTAGAAAAGAAGACAAGGCAGTTGAGTTTTACATCTGCACCTATGGTGGATCCGCGGATGATATGTTCGCGCTCTACGATGTTATGCGCCAAGTCAGAGAGAACACTGAGGTACATACCGTAGGTATGGGCAAAGTAATGTCGGCTGGTGTGTTATTGCTGGCTGCTGGCACGAAAGGTAAGCGCAAAATTGGAAAGTATTGTCGAGTGATGATTCATTCCGTTATCGGAGGCAGCCATGGCTCTTTACCGAACCTCGCCAATGAGATGGAAGCAATGCAGCAGATACAGAAAGACTATATAAACGCATTGTGTGATGAGACTAACATGAGCAAAAAAGACCTGAAGAAACTTCTTGAGCGTAAGGTTAACGTATACCTGTCGGCAGAAGAAGCGGTCGAGCTAGGAATTGCAGACATAATTATTTAAGGAGTATACAGGTGTCAGATTATATTAAAGATATGTTTATTGAAGTGAGGGAGAAAGACGAAACGATCTCGCCGCTCACGGAACTAGAACAAATGATAGAGGAAGTCAGTAAGGTGCTCCACGGAGTTACAATGCTTAACGAGGATGAAACACTTGAAGAGGGCGAGAGATTCAGTATGTCGATCCCTATCCCCAAACTCAACCCTAACGAGGCGTGGGGGAATCCCGACAGCCAATCAAGAAAAGATATCGACAGAATCTTCGCGTCTATTACCAGACAAGGTGGGATCAAAGAAAGAATCCAGCACGTTAACAGTTTTGTTGATCCGAAGACAGCACAGAGAAAAGGCAAAGGCAAGAGATTTAACGCCATCCTTAATATGATGATGATTATCGAAGCGCTTCAAGCCTGTTTAAACGATTATAGTGAGTCTTCTGCTGGGTTCGTATTCGAAGGATTCATGGCAGCACTTACTGGAGGCTCCCAACAGGCTGATCGCGTAGGTGGCACGCTACCCATTGAAGACTTTGTTACAGGGGACAATGAAAATGTGAGCCTCAAACTTTTGAGCCCCAATACTGGTATTCACGGAAGTTTTACTAACCTTGTTGACTATTTGTTTTTACGAGGTGGTTCCGGCGAGCCTGACATCAAATACTTAATCGGACGCAAAAATTCAGAGGGTGATGACGTATCGCAATTAGCTATCTTTGATTTCGTGATTAGTCGAGAGAACTTTATGACTATTATGGAATCATCTAAGAAGAACAGATCACTGCTCGGAGATGAAGAAACTAAAAATCGCCTAAAGTTACAAATTCAAAATTTTAGCGATTCGTCAAAATGGAAAGTAGGAATGCAAGAAATCCTAGAAAATGTTCCCGGATATACCCGCGGTATGTTCAGCAAAAATGTCGATCCCGCGGGCCAGTTTGAACCAGATGAAGAAAGCGATCTTGCCGATAAGAAAAGAACACAATACTCCAAAGTAAAGGTAAAGGCGTACAAAATGGACGCCGAAAACTCGGCAGAACAAGCGGCCAAAGCAGGTCAACAACCAAACTTTGAGAAATGGGCTAAAACACATGATTTAAAAGATCTTATGCCGCCTATCCTAGATCCAGAGGATCAGGCAGAAGTCGCTAAAGCACAAAAAATACAACAAAGAAACTTTGCTAATTTACAAAAATACTATAACGCAGCTTATACCGCTGCTGCTGAGGAAGCTCGACAGGTAGCCGAATCACACTTCGGGGCTTTCCATGTAAGAGAGAAGCGTATGATGCAAGAAGAAAGAGCGTTGATGGAGGGCGGCGGTAGAGATGGTGGTAGTCAGTGGGAGATCACCCAAACACTAATGGACAAACTTAGAAAAGTGGCGAAGTCACAATACTATGGTGAGCTAGATATGTCCGATGAGAATATCAAAGCATGCGCCGCAATCTATATTGAGAAATTGAAAGACGATATGATGGCTCTTTTGGAGACAACCAAGAGTTTTACTGAGAATGTAGGAAAGTACTTTAGTGCCGATAGGCGCTCGACGGCGATGAACGCGAATGAAAAAGCGCAAGAGGAAGGAAAGACTGTGGTCAACTTGTTGCAGCAATCAAAAACAAAAGGCGAAGAAGATTCCGATCTTGAATAAAAACATTTGACATTTCATACAAAATTGATTATAATAAACACAACATAGAGGTGTAAATGAGTCGCGAATACGACAACAATCAATCGCTACAACAAAAGATAATGAACGGTGTGAATGTCCTTGCTGACAATGTGGCATCCACACTTGGACCCCGCGGCAGAAATGTTCTGTTGCAAGAGAAAGGAAAGGCGCCTTTCGTAACGAAAGACGGAGTGACCGTAGCACACTTCGTAGCCTTGGAAGATCCAATCGAGAACGCTGCTGTACAAGTAGCTAGGCAAGCTGCCATTGAAACCAATGAGATTGCCGGCGATGGTACGACCACGTCAACTATTCTTGCGAGAGCAATCCTGCAAGAATCACAAAAGCATATTGCTGCGGGTGCCGCACCTGTGGAACTACAACGTGGTATCACGAATACAGTTAAAGAGATCTGCACCAAGTTGTCAGCACAATCAACGCCTGTCACTAGCATTGAAGATATCAAACACATTGCCACCATCTCAGCCAACAACGATTCGACCATTGGTGATCTAGTAGCTATGGCTATAGACAAGGTTGGCCAAGACGGCTCAATCACTATCGAAGAATCTCGTTCGTTGGACACGTCCATTGATATTGAGGAAGGGTTTAAGGTACCGTCTGGTGTCGCTGCCTCCGCCTTTATCACTGATGAAAGACGTTCGGTAATGTCTTATGATGAGCCGCTTGTTCTTGTCACCGATCACAAGATTGATGCTGTTGAGCCTGTGCTTCCCATCCTTGAGATGATAGCGAGAGAAGGCCGACCACTAATTATTGTTGCTGAAGAGGTTGAAGGCCAAGCACTGGCTGCTCTTATCATGAATGCTATGAGGGGTACGCTGAAGGTGGCTGCTATTAAGGCTCCTTTCTATGGCAATGAACGCAGAGATACCCTGAGTGATCTTGCAGCTTCGATTGGTGCTACCTTTGTAACAAGAGAATCTGGCATTAAACTAAACGATGTGCAACTCAAACACTTGGGCTCGGCTAAGAGTGTGGAAGGGAATAAATACACCACAACCTTCGTTGGCGGCAATGCAGACTTTGAAGAGATTGAAAAAAGAATTGAGTCTCTTAAGAGCGACATCAAAAGCTGCGATGACATGCAAGCGGCAGAGCTTATGCAAGGTAGAATCGTTAGGCTTGTTTCTGGTGTCGCAGTTATCAAAGTAGGCGGAGCGACACAAGTTGAAATGATTGAGAAAAAGCACAGAGTAGAAGATGCCCTTGAGGCAGTGCGCTCTGCGCAAGATGAGGGCATTGTTGGGGGAGGTGGAACAGCGCTTCTTAGGGCTTCGCAAGACCTTATCGTCTCGACCACTGATTCACATTCCGATCAAGCCTACGGTGTGTCAATTGTTGTGAACGCTTGTAGGGCCCCGATTACTCAGATGGCTTTAAACGCTGGTCTTTCCCCTGATATCATTGTTGATAGAGTGCTGAACTCTGACAGTGGTAATGGCTGGGATTTTAGAAACGACCGCTTGACAAATATGATGAAGAGTGGTATTATTGATCCTGTGAAGGTAACTAAGACAGCTTTGCAGAACGCTTCCAGTTGTGCCGGCACTTTGATCACCACCAATTACGGTATTATACAAACGGAGTCAGAATGATGAACCAAGGAGATTTGATTCACATCCCACAAGGTGTTGAATTGTGGTGTGAGACAGAAAGAGGAATGAGATTACGGATGACAGAAAGACCCACTGTCGGCGTTTATTTGAGTGGCACCAACGCTGTTTACCAAGTTTATGCTAATGGTCACGAATGGAAACTTAAAAGAAGGGACGTGTACCCTCTGGAGAGAGCATGCTAGTAAGATTAACAGAGATATGTCAGAACAATTTGTTGACAAGTAAGAAAGATAACTATACATTAAGGGAAGTATTCGTCAATCCGGAGCACGTGGTTATGATAAGAGAGGAGGCTCGTATGCAAAGCTTAAGCGAGCAAGGCCACCTCCCAGAAGATCTAAGCACCAGCCACCGATTTACCAAGCTTACCATAAACAGGGGACAAACTGGCACAGAGATTGTCGTCGTCGGGGCGCCTGATATAATTGAGCGTTCACTAAACCAAAACAAAAAATTAATAAGAGGTTAAAATGTCAAAAAGAGTTAATATACAATATACAATCGATTTGGAACAATTGCCAAACGAAATAGATAGGATCTATGCCAATGCCAGAGATCTCTTTACCCACCTCTCTCTACCAGAAGAGACCGGTAAAGAGATCCTCACAGCCGATGTGCTCAAGAAACTAGATGAAACACGCCGGGAGCTAACCAACCTAGACCACATCCTCAACGATGTTACAGGGATTGTAAGCTCTTACGTCGAGTACGAACTTGCTCTTAGAAAGAGCGAGCAGCAAGCCCCGCCGGAGCCAGATTACAATGCTGAACACGCTTCTGAAATGTCCGAATAGGTTTGTATCATCAGCTTTCTTGAAAAACTTTCTGAAGCCCGATACAAAAATTAAAACTTATGGTTTAAAAGCTGGGCATATAGAAACAGATCTGCACTCTGCCGGGTTTGATATCACCATGACAACAAACAGATATTTCGTTTGGGAATTTTGGAACTGTTTGGTACAGAACCCTTGGGGGTTACGAAATGCTATCGAGTATTACCACCGCGAGACCAACGAGGGGGAGTTGCGATATTTCAGAGACCACTGGTTTACTTTATTCAAAAAGCCCGAAGACCGCGCAGCCTTTTTTTATCTTCTCAACCGATACTCAAAAACTGGCTCCCTTGAATGCTCTGAGCTAAACAAACACAATTATTCAAAATTCAACATAGTGTCATTAGAAAACTCTATACCTTTGATAAAAGATTTAAAATTGTCTTTCACGTCTCACGAAAATCTAAAGTTCTCATTCGAAAAGATTGAGGATGACTCGACAATCCTGATACCTGTTGGTAAAGCTAAAAGAGACTATATTCTGAAGAAAGAAGTTAGAACTCTCGACACCTCAAACTATAATTTTAAAAATATGAAAACATATTTGTCTGAGGGTAAAAACAAAATGGTGTTGATTTTCAAGTATGACAAATACATAGATAGACTTTTTGACAATAAAATATACATTAATAAATTTGGAATGAGGACAGAGGATCCAGCCCTTGCTGAAGATCTGATTGTAACTAACTTAAACTATGAATAAACTTTTAATTGCATGCACGCTTTTCGCCTTAGGGCAAACCCTCGGCTGGTTTCAGCTTAACGCTCAGTTTGTTTGGGACTGGTGGAAAGACAAGCCGCTGATGTCAGCTATACTATTTTCTATCCCAACGGGTATATGCTTCTGGTATGGCATCAAGCTGTGTTACGAAGAGTGGGGTGAAGTATGGGGCCCAAGATTTTTAATTTTTAGTATGTCGTACTTAACATTCCCGGCACTAACATGGTATTTTCTTAATGAGAGTATGTTCACTGTGAAGACGATGATATGTGTACTTCTCTCTTTCGCCATTGTTGGTGTACAATTATTTTGGAGATAAAATGAATAGAAGAATCGTAGAAAAGCCTTGGGGCTTTGAACACATATGGGCTGAAACCGAAGACTATGTGGCAAAAATGTTGCATATCGAGCCAAAGCAACGGCTGTCGCTTCAGTACCACGAAAAGAAAGAAGAGACAGTATATGTTCTGGAGGGCACTTTGCTAAACTGGACAGATGACGACGAAAGCCCCCCACAAAAGTATAACGTCAACCAAGTCCTGCACATTAAGCCAAACCAAGTCCACAGGTTTGGTGCCGGCAAAGATATGGTGAGACTGATGGAAGTCTCTACACCCCATCTAGATGATGTGGTCAGATTGGCGGATGACTACGACCGATGAGCAATATCTATCTATTTGATGTGGACGGAACGCTTACACCTGCTAAGTCCAAGATTGTCCCATCTTTCCGCAAGACTTTCCAGAAATGGATGAAAGACAAAGAGGTATACATTGTCTCAGGTGGCGCGTTCGTTCGCCTTGTTGATCAGCTTGGATTAGAGACAGTCGAAATGACGGCGGGCATCTTTCCCTGTATGGGTAACATGTTTTATCAGATGCGTGATCAGATAAACGAAAGCGGCTACAGCGAATGGGATATTATGTATGAGAACGAGTTCGTTGGCGCTAAGAATCTTATACGTTCTTTAAGTTCCTATGTGACAAGATCAGAATTTCCTATCAAGACCGGCACACATTTAGAAAAGCGCCCGGGAATGATGAATTTCTCTATCGTTGGAATAGACGCCACACCAGAACAGCGCCAAAAGTTTAAGGAATGGGATGGAGACTTTGGAGAAAGAAAGAGAATCGTAGAGAAACTTAGTAAAAAATATCCTGAGATTGACTTTGTTATCGGAGGTGCAGTCAGTATCGACATCTTCAACAAGGGCAACGATAAAGCGCAGGTTATACCTAGGTATTTTAAAGATGCGTTGGAACACAACCAGATTCACTTTGTAGGCGATCGAATCCCTTTTCCGGGGAATGACCACTCTTTGGCGGCAGCTCTCCGTGAGCACCCAAATGGGGCCGCTTACGAAGTAGAATCGTGGAAAGATACAGCAGAACTATTAAAGACTAAGGCTTTTGCGTAGATACTGATAAAAACAACTATTTATAGTGTTGGAGTTTGAATAAATGGATATTTCTACAGGAAGTTGGTTTGAGTACCTTCGCGAAGAAGTTTTAACAGAGGGCTTGCGAGACATCGGTTTGCCCGAGGTCATCATTGATTTTATTGAGGAAGGCATGCCGAATGCTCCCGAGAAGTCAAAGATGTACGCAGGCACTAACTGGAAAGAACACAGGCTGGGCAACCCCGGCTACATTGATAGCGTTCAACAGAACTGGTTGAACCAGATGGAGCGGATGTTCCCCGACGAGATACAGCTTCCACGCGCAACACACAGCCCGGTAGCTGCACGCACAATCACCCCCTATACTATTGATGGAATGGTTCGCGAACCAACAACTCGCGTGCAATACGACGACGAAACCATCGAGCAAAACAAGAAGATCGCATTCGTCGCAGACAATATAAAGCAAG